ATAATCTCTTTCAACTTATCCTTTAAGTTCTGTTGCTCTTCTTTGGCTTGAGATAACAGTTCTGAATGATTCAGTGTTACACTTTCACCAGGAATAGGCATTGTGGTAAACTTTCCTCTGATCTGGCCTAGCATTTCTTTACACAACGCTAAAGCAAACTTGCGGATCCACTGTTTACCGATTGCATTAATATTTTCATACGGAAGATTATCAAAAGGTAGTGTGTTGAAGTTATTTATTCCAGTCACCCCATCGTCGTAATTAGCATTTGTCTCCCATCCATCTGTTTTGTCTACATAAAAGTTGACCCACATGCGATCTTGATGACCGTCAAAGCCATAGTTGCCGGGAGTAGGAAACAATCTAAGCTTATTGTCTTTTATTTCATATGAATAATGAGAAGTTCTTGTATATATTGAATCCTCATACATTATTGCTTGCAGTTTATTTTGCCATGTAGGAATAACTTCAAATGTGGAATCGTCAGCGAACTGACCATAAGTTGAATAGTTGCCGACAACACCGACTCCTCCATAATATCCGTAAAAACGCCACATCGCTCTGGGAGAAATATAATTGACTTTTGTAATTATTACTCTCTTATTTCCTACAGCCCCAGAAAAGTCAACAGCATTACCACCATCATCCAAACCGGTAGCCGAAGCTCCGGATATAATAGTCTGAAGATCATAATCTTGTTGATTTTTAATCGGCTTAAAACTAGCTGAATATATCGGTATTGTTCCGCCAAATCCAGCATCTGTTGCAAGAGCATCGCCAACTTTTCTAGCATAGCTGAACTGAAATCTAGGATATGCTAGATTTACATTTTCTGGACCCGTTAACCTTTCTCCTCTGTGGTCGAAAGTTCCCGTCGTTTGACCCAAAACATCTGATAACATATTCTCACTTTGATGCAAGTTGACAATATATGAATATTCTAAGCATGCCTCTTCGTAAGCTGCATACACATTTGATGGCGTTAACTCAATATCGACAACATCGCCACCAAGCTTTCTATAAACGAAGTTTACTTGTGTGGCTGCACCAGTTAAAAATTCCGCAGATGATGTATACATGCCATATGGCAATGTAGCAGCAACATCGGCGGGATCTCCAGTTTGTGTTAAAATGATTGTACTGGTTTGAGATACCGGGGTAATATCTGGCATTGACAAGGTTTCCTATAGATGGTATAATTCTATAGTAAGTAGTTTTAGAATTACAAAAACCTATTCTTTACTTTTTGTAGTTACCTTCTTGCGCGCTGTAGTTCTTGTGCGTCTTTTTTTGACTGGCTTCTTTTTTGGAACGTCTTCTATAACCGGCTCTGCCTTCACTTCAATAACTGGTGGAGGTGCTGGTTTTGTTTCTACAACCGGTGTTGGTTTCATCTTGACTTCGACAGTCGGCTCTTTTACCTCTTCTGTTTTATACAAATGACTATGCTTTCTACCAAATTTGGCTTTAGCGGCAAATACTCTTCTTTTCTTACCCATCTTATGCTCCGTTGTTAAATGGTTATAGAAGTAAATAGTTTGACATAAAAAAAACCCCCCAATCCGAAGAAAGGTGGGGGGTGGTGGAAGTTAGTGGACTCTCAAATACTAAAAATCTGTTTTCTTTTTAGTGGCAGTCTTTACTTTAGGGGTTGGCTTCAGTCTATTTTGTCGCCTATCCATAATATACTATTTCCTATCAGACAGTTGAGTACACGATAGCACCGTTGCCGGTGCCAAGAGGCTCTGCTACAATCTCAAAGTACCACTCGCCGGCTGCTACACAAGTGAATACGGCTCTGGAACCGATGCCCCAAGCTGAGTTAGTGTTGGCACCAGTAATAACAATGCGGTTGTTGGCATCTGCTGGGCGCGCTGGGGCGAGAACTCTACTTGAGTTATAGCCCAGTGCGAAAGAGTTAGTACAGAAGGTGTTGCCAGTGTTAGCATTAATGGTAAGCACACCGGAACCAACTAAGTCAGCACCTTGAATAATTTCAATCTTTACACCAACATCTGCTGCTAACATACTCGCTGGCAGGTTTAGTGTCTTTCCGGCACCATCAAGCAAACAAACAAAGTTTTTGCCATGATCGGCTCTAACAAAGTTAACTGCGGAAGCATCGTCCGCTAGGTTCGCCCCGGCTGTTGTGTGCTCGGTTGCGAGTCTACTTTGAGCTAGACCCGAAAGGCTTGCGCCATTCATTGTCAGTTCTCTCTTCAAATTTTCCATTAAGGCTTCCATTCTCGCAAGCCCAACTCTTTTTGTACCCATAGTTAAAAACCCTCCATTTGTAATCGTGTCACTGCAAATTGCAGCCGTGCCTTCAAGCACGCAATAACTAGGTTGAATGTTTTGTCCATTCAAACATAAATAGTCAATCGTTTTACCTTAAGCACATATAATAAAAAACCCGCCCCTAATAAAAGGAGCGGGAGTTTATTGGGTGCTATCCTAAAGTTTAGGAAGTAGCGCCGGCCTCACCAAGAAGACCGCGAACAATGACCAAGCCATACATATCTGGACGAACCATCTGCTTCGCATAGCGGGTCATGACACCCTTACGTGGTACGAAGTCTTCTGGTCCGAAGATTGTTGGAGTGGTCTGGAGCGGTACGTATGGTGCGTACACATAACCAGACTCAAGGAAACTGGAGCCTCTGCGACCGACAAGAATGACGTTGCGCAAGAAGTATGGGTCAACGATAACGTCGAACTTCTTGGACAAGGAGCCAACCTGCACAGCGCCGATTGAACCAGTCTCTGCATCAGCAGTTACCGAAGCGCGGAAACCAGCGGTGAACTCAAGAACGTTTGCGACCTCTGGCCCACAGACGACAAAGTTAGCACCACCGCGAAGGGTCTTGCGGTGAATCTGAGCGGAAACATCGTTGATTGTCTCAACAAGTGTCTCGTACCACTCGGAAACGGTACCGGTGAAGTCAGGAGCAGCCGAAGATGCGCCAATCTCTGCGCCGGTAGTGCGGTTCACAAAAAGACCCGGTGAACGTGACCAGTAATAGGTTGCTGCGGTAGCACCGTTTACAAGGTCAGCAAGGATCTCGCGGTCAATCTCAAGAGCAATCTGCTCGGAGAGAATTCCGGTCAACTCAACCTCTGCATCAAGGTTGTGGTATGCATTGAGATCCTGTCCCAACTCAGGGGTCCACTTAGCCTTAAGTTTCTTGGTCTGAGCGGTAACAGCAATGCTATCCACCTTGATGTCGATCTCTGGGATCTCTTCGCTGCCTTCAAGCCCCCAAGTTGCCGCGCCAATAACAGTTCCGAGAGCGTTACCAGAGGTAAGGTTATCGTTCTGTGGGTACTTCAACGAGCCTGCGTCGAGCGCTCCACCAGCAGCCGATGCATCACTTTCAGTAAGATCCGTGCCGACTTCACAAACAATAACAAAACGAACTGCTGCCGCCTGACTAGTCAATGCAGATTGGAATGGCGCTCCGCGAGAATCCGTAGCGACTCGTTTAGTTAGCCTTCGCACCAACTGTAGCTCGGTGATAGCACCGATGGTGCCGACCCCAGAAATAGCATTGATACAGCCTAAAATATCAGCAGATCCGGCAGCGGTACCGGTAGTAATATCCGCAAAGCTCATAGCAGACAAGTTGTTATAATCAACCTGCGACAAGTGATCTTCAGCAATGTCTAATACTATAACTCCAGCGGTAGTCAAGTCTAGAAGATCCGGATCAAACTCAATCAACTTCTTTCTATCTGACGAAACATCACCGTCAAGTCTGAATAGAGATGCAGCAGCAACATCGGCGGCATCTGCGGTCAAAGCAGTGTTTGAGCCGGTTGGGCTAGAGTATGCATAGCCGCGAGCAGAATCGCGAGGACCAGAAAGATCGCCGCCTAGGGTACCACGAAGGTCAACACCACCGGTTACCTGCGAACCAACCTGATCGGTACCGTAAATTGACTTCTCGGCAACGTTACCCATTCGACTATCCTGGGAGCCAGAAGCGCCTAGGTTTGGCGAGAACACAAAGTCAAGGAAGAAAATGAGGCCGGCTGGCAAACTCATTGGCTGAACGCTGACGAGATCGTTGGCGATAAGACCAGCGAAAACTCTACGAACAATTGGGAAAGCTACAGAAGCGAAACCTTCAACGTCACCAGCAGCCATGCTGGAAGACTCACGAAGAAGCTCCTTAGCCTGATTCTCAAGCAAACGAGCCATGGAAGCGCGCTTGCGGTCTGTTGCAAGACCCTCAAGAAGACCGGTACGCTGCCACTTACGAACAATTGCGTTTCCTTCGGCCTTCATATCACGATTGACAACACCTTCGGTCAATCTCTCTACTATACTAGACATTTTAATACCTCCTAAAATAATGTTATTTAATGCCTGCCAGTTTCTTCATTCGCTCAGCGAATACGTCATTTGGCTCTTTGGACTCTTTACGAGTCGCTCTAATAAGTGAAGAAGGGCGATTAATTGCTTCGCTCAGTGATCTAGGTCCACGAATAGGTGTAGACTTCACTGTGCTTTGAAGTGTATTGTATATCGTTCTTGCTTCATTTACCGAATCTGATTTTGAAATAGCTTCGACAATTTGTTCTTTTTGTCGCTCATTCAGGGAGGTATTTCTTAATACTCGATTGGTGTAAAGTAGACGAGCGTTAGATAGGTTAATGTCATTAACACTTTCTTTCATCTCGCCAATTGCGTTTCTATATTTTGAAAGTTCACTGGTGAGTTTTTTGTTTTCAAAAACAAGCTCTTCCTGTGCTTTCTTTAAAGTTTCTAATTCTTCTTCAACTTCTGTTGTTCTGCGATGCGCCATTTCTTTTTCCATTTGATATTTCATATCATCTGAAGAACGGCCAGCCCATCCGGACAAATCAGCGCCCATATCAACAGTCAGTTTTTCAACGATAGCATCGGTCAATGCGCCAAAATCAATAGTCTCATCGATTTCATCAGCATCTTCATCAGCGTCAGAAATTTCTTCATCCTCTGTTAATGTAATCTCTTCATCAACAATTTCTATACCATCTTCATCTTCTGTTAATGCGATGTCTTCATTAATAAGCTTAAGGTGTTCTTGTAGTGCGCCGAGATCTAGCGTCATAGTTGTTAAATCGCCGTCTTCCAGCGCGCCCTCAAGGTTTCTATTTCCCTTTAAAGAGCTAAGACCGTTTTCTGCGGCATATGGAACATCATCAATATCTTTATCAAAAGACTCATCGCTCTCGACGGATCCAATACTATCCAACGATGACTCGTCAGACATACCCTCTGGATCTTCCAATATTGGATCTTCCAAATCCAGATCACCCATGGCTCCTTCTTGTTCCAATAATGTATTTAAAGTTCTACGAACTTCATCGGAATATTTATTGATAACTGCATCTTCGGCACTTTTCAGTGCGGCTTCTCTTAATGCTGTTGCGTCAATAATTGCTTCTTTCAATAAGCTTGACATAAAAATCTCCTAATCACGAAAATAAATAGTTCCCAATACTATAAAAAGAACTATTCATAGAATTACTTTATAAACCGAAAAAATAATATTAATATTAATCTTCATTGACTTTTACATATAAAGCTGATAATATTATTCGAGCCAACTCTCTGCTTATAGTTATATCTGGGCTATTAACGTCTTGGATATCAAAACCACTCAGCAAAGAAGAAACTTCTTCTATAGGTATGCTTATTGGTATAATGAAAGCGTCAAATTGATAATCTGCTCCAACAGTATCTGTTGATGATATAGAATTTATCGATATTTGCGGGTAATCAACCTTAATATTGCTCATATATTGTCCTTCTGGCTATGACTAAGCTATTTTAATAGCTCTATATTGTATTCTGAAAGATGTGTCCTCATCCTCTACCACTACTGATGAGTTTTTGGTGCCAACCCCTAACATTAAAAATAGGTCTTGGTCAGCGCTCATTGCAGTAGCATTAGTGTCTCTACTAGCTTTGCCGTCCAATGTCCCGTCTGCCCTTATTAATATTGCTGTCGATTGTACAATCCCAGCGGCTAATATTGAGCTTACGAAAGCGCCGGTAACATTTCCTGTTCCAGCGGCAGTAGCTGTATTAATTGCCCAAACACCGTAATCCGGCACAGCGGTTTGTGTACTATTAAATGTGGCACCCGATCCATTAACAGACGCTAAAGTATATGATGTCGGATCTAGACAAATCCCGAAAACAACACTTGAAACCCAAGTATCAACTATAACATCCCCTCTTTCTATTTTAATTGTCAAAGACAAAGTATCGCTGCTTTTAGCTCTAATGTTTTGTCCGGTCGAATTTGTCACATAAAGCGGAGTGTACCATCGCGGAGCGTCACAAAGAGAACCACCTTGCCAAACATTATTGATACTGGCAGTCATCGCATTCATTGTCACTTTGTTGTAATTACTGCCACTAATGGCTAGTGTCTTAATGGCACTGTTGAGGTCAAGCTTCGTCCATGTAGAGGTATCAGTAAGATCGATAAACTCTAGATCAACTGAAGAGTAGTTTGTGACATCTGGTACCAAAGTCCATTCATTCGATCCTGAAACTAAAGACGCCATTAATTTGTACCTATAATATAAAAACTAGCAACACCATCGGAAGCCAGTGTTATTGATCCATATCCGGCCTGTATTTTTAAAATTCCTTGCCCATCGATATTTTGACCAACGTGATTTTGGCTAGCACTAATCACAATATGATTTGAACCAGAACAGCTTCCACTTACATCTTTAAATGTGAACTTTTGACCAGCAGCATAAGTAGCGGCTGAAGCCAATGAAGCTGTAATAGCAGAGCCGGTTGTTACAATGCCCATAATATCATGACTGGTTGCTACAGTATAATTCACTGTAAAAGAATTGTAGGCGGTTGATCCACCTGACGAACCGTTAAGTTGTGCCGATGTACCACCGTCATTAATAAAATAAAGGTTATCGCCATTGACATACAACCCGCCGAATCCGGAGGCTGGTGTTGTACCCGCTCCTCCTAAATCTTTTAATTGCAGCGAACCATTAGATACACGAACATCAACTATTCCGTTGCTAGCTTGGCCTTCGATTCTCAGACCTTCTTGTTGATTTCCGTCAAATTCTGCAACTTTAAATATTAAACGCCCTTCTTCGCCACCAGATGTCGGATCATCTATTAGACCCTGTATAGCTGCATATATGTGCTCGTTTCCGGCAGCATCTTTCGCCATAAAGTTAACTGAACCAATAATATCATTTGCTGCTTCGTCAGTTGTTGTTCTTTTAAAGTTTAATGCACCACCACCGATACCATCGCTAGTATTTTCTATCGTAATTACTGGAGTATCGTCGGTGGCTGATGTCACCGTTAGACCATCATTTACTGCTACAGTTAATCCACCAGAACCACTAACATGAATTCCTCCATGTGCTCCGGAGATTATTAATTTGTCTGAACCATTTTCATCGTATTCAATTGAGGCATCTGAGTTGGTACCAAAGAAAAGCTTTTTATCATCGATTATATTTAAATCGCCAGTACCGTCATTAAATGTTAATGAAGCTATTCCCCCAAAAGAACCGCCATTGTTGTATTGAACCTGAGTATCAGAACCTCCCGGACTAGTGCTGCCACCACCAGCGGCAGAAGCAGTTAAAACAATTTGACCGGCAGTCGTCACGCCTAGATAACTTCCCGGTCCTGCAATTGTACCGCTAGTAACAGTTATCGTGTCTAACACAAGCCTAGAACCACTTATTACTGTACCAGCAGCAGCACCAGATATAATAAGTAGATTGTCTCCGTTCTCGTTATATTCAATTGAGGCATCTGAGTTAGTACCAAAGAAAAGCTTTTTATCATCGATTATATTTAAATCGCCAGTACCATCGTTGAATGTTAATGAGGCAACTCCTCCAAAAGAGCCCCCATTATTATATTGGATTTGAGTATCAGAACCGCCGGGACTAGTGCTGCCACCACCAGCGGCAGAAGCAGTTAAAACAATTTGACCGGCAGTTGTTACACCCAAATAGCTTCCTGGGCCTGCGATTGCTCCGCTAGCTACAGTTGTTGTATCTAATATTAGTTTTGAACCAGAAATTACAGTTCCTGTAGCTGATCCGGATATTACTAATAAGTCATCTCCATCTTCATTATATTCAATTGAAGCATCAATCCCTGTACCAAAGTAAAGCTTATTATCGTCAGTTACAGTAAGGCTTCCATTTGCCACAACAACATCGACTTTTCCGTTCACATTTGAGCCTTGAAGTGTCAATGCTTCGGTTAGAGTACCATCAAATTCTGCTACTGTAAATTTAATTCTTCCTCGTTCGCCTCCGGAGTTTGGTTTTTTAATTTCTCCTTCAATCTGTCCGTATATCGTTGCATTGCCGGCAGAATCATATGATTGGAAAGCTATTCTTCCAATTACATCGTTCTCAGCCGGTGAAGAACTAGTTTTATGAAATATCAACTGGCTTGGGTTTTCATCAGTATTTTGATTTTCTATATAAAACCTAGGGCGATTAGCTGTAGAAGATGCTACAGTCAAATCATTACCATCAAATGTTAGGTTAGCCTCGCCGGCAATTGTGCTAGCATCAACAGAAGTTATAATACGATTATCACCAACTGTATTATAATTGGTTATTGGCGACACTCCGGATAATTGAGCGCCGTTTCCATAAAAATTTGCGCCCGATATGTTTAAAGAACTTGATATATGAGTGTTATTAATAACCGTTGTCGCCGTTTCTATAGAAGAACCAGTGACACCTAAAGAAGCTGAAATCTGACCAACCGCTGAGAGCTTGCTCCCGTCAAAGGTTAAGTTAGCTTCGCTGTTCACACTATCCGAATCAACAGAAGTAATTATTCTATTGTTACCTGGGTTAGCATAAGAATTTATAATCCCGCTAAGCGTGCTTCCGTCGCCGTAGAATGCTGATGCAGATAGGTTAAGTGAACTAGAAACGTGCGTAGCATCTATTATAGTATTCAGTGTGTGTACTGAAGATCCGGTGATGCCTAAAGAAGCCGATATCTGGCCAACAGCGGAAAGTTTACTGCCGTCAAATGTTAAGTTAGCCTCGCCAGCAATTGTGCTAGCATCAACAGAAGTTAAAATACGATTATCACCAACTGTATTATAGCTGGTTATTGGTGACATTCCAGTTAACTGTGTACCATTTCCATAAAAGTTTGCACCAGATATGTTTAAAGAACTTGATATGTGAGTGCTGTTAATAACTGTAGTGGCTGTCTCTAAAGAAGATCCAGTAACCCCCAAAGAAGCTGATATTTGACCAACAGCAGAAAGTTTGCTGCCATCAAAGGTTAAATTAGCTTCCCCGGCAATTGTATTAGAATTGACTGATGTTATTACACGATTGTCGCCAACTGTATTATAACTAGTTATTGGCGACATTCCGGTTAATTGAGCACCATTTCCAAAGAATGCTGCGCCGGAAATAGTTAATGAACTAGAAATGTGTGTGCTATTAATAACAGTCGTGGCTGTCTCGAAAGCGGATCCAGTAATAGTAGCGGAAGCAGATACTTCACCGACCACTGTAAGTGTTTTAGCTGGATTAGTGGTACCGATACCGACCTTGCCGGCGCTGGTAATTCTCATCTTTTCGCGGTCATTGGCCTTTACCTGATCATCTGTAGTAGTATGAAAAACCATAGCAGAATCAGTGTTTGCATCAGCAGCCTGCTCTCTAACGACGGCTATTGTCCCAGCATAGTCAGATCCACCAGTTTCCCCAACAAAGAAGTCAATTCCTGGCCCAGACCCAATATTCATATCGGCACCTTCGTCGCCAATCTCCAGCTTTAATAATTCAGCCGGTAGTGTAGCCGCATTAGCCGTTCTATATACCGAGAGGCTACCGGTGCGAATATGTGTATCATCGTTACTATCACCAAAACTAGTCGAGCCGCTTACGTCAATACTAAGCTTATTTACAGTAACAAAATTGCTAGCAGTAATCGTCGTAGCATATATCGTAGAAGCAGAAATATAAGAAGACGCTGAAATAGCGCTAACATTTACTACTCCATCGACGTTAACAAATGTCCAGTTAAAATTAGCCATTAACTATTTCCTTTTAAAAAGTGCTGCATGCGGCAAAAACGTTAACATGTGTCGGGGTTCCGTTAACAAATGCTACCCTATCTATTCCTGCTATCTCGTAGCGTCGGTATTCTCTATCGCTTGGGACTTGGTTTGCTGGGGTGCGCGTAATATTACCAATGTCAATTGAAGCTGCGGCATTTGCAGTATTTTGTCCTTCTCCTCCAGCCTCAGACTCCGGTATTTCAAACCAGCGCTGAAATGCGTGACAGTAGCCAAAAATAGTCACAGCAACAGGATCATCGGATGTGGTGGCATCCTCGACTAAAACATGAAGATATCTTTGATTTTCAGTCAAGTAGCCGACTGTAGATGCTGTTATCCCGACTAGATCGTTGGTGTTCGCATATACGCTGACAGCAGCCCCGTTTGCGCCGGCAAGATTTTTTGGACCTCTGGTTCTTCCCCAACTATTTGCTTTGTATGTAGCCATCTATATTCTCCTCTTATAACCTAAATAGTTACTTATTATTTCTTCTGCGCTTTTCTACCGCAGCTTGTTCTTTTCTTGCCTCTCTAGCCTTTAAACGGTCTGACTTACGTATCTTGTCGCGACGAACCTCTGAGGGCTTTTTATAATATCTCCGTTCTCTTACTTCCTCAAGAATCTTTTCCTTTTTCGTTTTCTTAATAAAACGTCGGATCATTCTTTCTACATTATTTCCGCAATGTTTAGCCTTTACGGTTACGTTCGAATATTTCTTACTCATTTGATTGCCTTCCAAATACTTTTTGCATTTCCTAATAGTGAGTCAATATTAACTCCGGAGTCATTAGGATCTCCCATATCTACCGATCCAGCAGGAGTTGCTGTTTGAGGTCTGATTGGTTCAGTTCCCTCGAATAAATCAACACCACCGTAAGCATCTTTGCCGATAGAATCCATCAAACGACGACGGTGCTCATTAATTTTTTTACGAGCTTTGTCTGATTTTCTTTTTATATTTTTATTCTCGTCAACAATATGCTCACGCTTTCTTTGGGGTTGTCTGGTTTCAGTTACAAGATTGCCTTGCATGCCGGCTGCAACCTCTGATACGATGTTTGTAAGAAGACCTTCTTCTATGATCATCTCTTTAACACACTCTTTGATAAGAGGCTTAAGCATTTTTTTTAAATCATTCTTATTCATCTAATACCTCATTTAACAATCTATTAACTCTATCTGCTTTTGTAAAAACTTTATTATTATAATCTTTAGCTTCTTTCATCATAAAAGCACCAGGAGTCGATGGCTCTGAAACGAAGTCAAAGCAAATCAACTGAAAATCGTCTTCAACTACAGTTTGTCCGTTTGATTCATTGACCGAACCCATTCCTCTAGAGGATATCCCAAGAGTAACACCACTATCAACAAGAGAACGAAGAATCTTACCAGACGGAGTTTCAAGGATTTTCGCCTTACCCATAACATTCTTTCCATCCCACCAAACCTCAGTTATCATATGAGAGGCGTTTTTTAAGTTAATAACTGAATCTTCGGGGTGATCCAGTTCTCCTAGTGCCCTCTTATCTTTAACTAGTTTCTGATAGTTTTTCATTTCTCTTTGTAGAATTTTGTGTG